GGCACAAACGGCGCCCAGGATGTTGATGTATTCTACGGTTCATTGCAGGACACTCGAAGTCCTCATCAGAACCCTTCGAATAATATCATCTATCCTAATTGGACGCAGACGGCCTATAGTTCTATTACCGATGTCAACGAAAGTTCCATCCTTCACAAGCACTTTAACCCGTGCTCACACTTTAAGCGTCGACCGGCTAGCATATCCAAAAGGATTGCTCCGTTTTCGTACACTAAAGGTGGGAACACAATGTTAGATGGCGAGTTGAGGATAAACTATGTCGGTGGTGTATCGCCAAAAGCGGTATCACATCCCGGTAGTTTAGTTTGGTCTGACATCGTGACTGCTCTCGCGGATGATGTACTCTCAGTCCTCCGAACGAAATCGCTTCTTGCGGTGACGTTATTGGAGTTTGAGAAGACATACCAGATGGTTCGAAATCCATTTGGACTGCTAAAACAACTTCGCCGGAAGTCAGTTTGGGATTGGAATTACCCACTGGCACGTCTTGCAAAAGACGCTTCCGGGAAGTTCCTGGAGTATCGCTATGGCTGGAAGCCCTTCTTCTCAGATTTACAAAATTTTGTAAATTCTGTGGGAAGAGTTTGGGTTAGGAGCCAAGACGATTACACAGGAGCCCGCGCACTGACTCACTTCCGAAAAGGGAAAGAGTTAGTGGGAAGTGCTCTACCTCCTTCAATCTCTGACGCAACCTTCTTGTCGACAGCGAATAATATTCGCGTCCTGTCCAGTAGCAATCGTGCTGTTGTACAGGAGGTTTACAAGCCGGTCAGATCCCACCTTTCTGTGACGGCTACGAGATGGCATCCTGTTGTAAAACAGTACCATATCGCATCCAATCTCGCAGAAGGTCTAGGGATAGATCCGGGTTCTTGGTTGCGAACTTTGTGGGAAGTTGTCCCTTATAGTTTCGTAGTTGATTGGTTTATCAACACAGAAATGATAATGGGATACCCACAGAGACTGCTCCTAGAGCACGAGAACTTATCTAGACTTGGTTATTCTATCAAGTCTATGATGGAGTACTCGTTCCGATACGCGCCAACACCGAGTAATACTCAGTGGCCGTGTCAGGAGTGGCTTGGTGAGCACGTGTTCGAAAGTTCTGTGGGTACAATTTCACAGTACGATCGATACACTGGTTTGCCAACCGCGGAGTCTGTATTAACAGGGAAGGGACTCTCCATTCTCCATACCTTCGACTCGCTGGGTTTACTTATCCAGCTTGTAAAACCTCCACGAAGGTAACCACAATCCCGCCGTGAGGCGGTACGACACTGTCGTACAATGTGCTTTATGCACACCGTAGAAGGTCATATGGCTTCTTCACAGTTACAACCGTACAAGGACAATACCACACAGGTCACTTTTGTGCTAGTAAGCACATCAGCAACCGGTGCTACCTACCAGGTTTCTGGTGGTACACTTGCAGAACCATTTCGCATAGAAATTGTTCGCAAGATCGGCCCTACGTCGCAAGTCGGTAACGATCACGTGATCGTCCGGTTTACGCGTTCGTTGCGCAATGCTACAACTGGAAAGTTGAGCACCTGCACAATTTCGGTCGATATTGGTATACCAAAGGACACATCTCTCTTCACAGCGACTGTGATGAAAGAGACGCTTGCCTTGGTTGCATCTCTGTTGAATGACAATGCTGCGAATGCAGCAACGTCAGTAAACAGAACGGCCCTTATAGAGGGACGTGATCTCTAATGATCGATGGCCTTGTTGATAGTATTGTAAGGTTTGTCGAGGCGGTGCGAGAGCTAATCAGCACAATTGCTGGTCTGCTCAGTAGCTAAGTCTCCTTATCTTACACTATCAGGCGTGGATTAGTCAATGACAGTGAGGAAACCTTTAACAGGAGACCGACTATGTCACTGATTCACACCTTTTACGCAGCGTTTTTTGCTGACGTAATTGAACCGTTCAGCCAGCAGGCTGATCAGCGCTTTCTAAAGGATGACCTTCATTATCTGTTCGAAAGAACAGAGCACGAGGGCGATAGTTTTGTATGCTCACGCCTTCCCTTATTGGGTAAGGCCGTCGAGTATGCTTACACTACCGATACTCCTTTAGAGGTACCGCTTGGCTTTGAGCTATGCGGTACAACTCGTCTGCCTAAATTGTTCAATACTCTCTTCAAGAGAGTGTTTGGACCAGATGGGCAGCCCCTTGCTACGCCAACTTCTGTTCTCGAGTTAAATCTTGAGCAGAGGAAGACGTGGCTCCGTGGTTGTGCATACACCTTGCGGTGCTTGCGGCAACTAACGTTAGCGTTCTCAAAAGTTGAGGACCAAGGTCCCGGACCGGAGTATGACAGTAAGGCAGTAGCTGAGTTTTCTCAGCGTATTGCTGCCCGACCGCAGCTCCGAATCACAGCGAGCGAGACAACTGCTATAGCTGAATTGCTAAACAGTGTCCTACTTGCTGATAACGGGGAGTTAGCGGCACCGCTCGCCCAATGGATTAGTAATCCATTTGGAGCTCACGGCCCTGGTGCTGTGGCTGAACGCGAGCGCGGTTCCGAGAAGTGGCTAATGAATAATATACCTGGCCTTGATAAGAGCATCTTTAATTGGTGCCCCGGCCGGGATGTATACATCATTGAGCCTGCCGATGTTGACGGGTTATCCCGCATATGCATAGTTCCGAAGGACTTTTCTGCCCGACGGATCATATGCATAGAGCCGAAAGAATTCCAGTTTGCCCAACAGGGCCTCTGGAGGGTTCTTAAGCTCCTCATCGAATCTCATCACGTAGCTGGGCGAAGCATTAACTTCTCTGATCAGCGGTGGAATCAACGTATGTGTAAGAAATTACACTACGCCACTATTGATCTGAAGAATGCTTCAGACTTAGTGTCACTCGACCTTTGCAGGTTGATAATGGCACCTAAGGCTTTCCATGCCCTGACGCGCTATCGCTCACGCCAAGTACGACTCCCTGATGGGGGTCGCTTGGATTACCGTAGTTTTGCAACTATGGGGAGCGCACTATGTTTCCCTGTGGAAACACTAGTGTTCTGGGCTATCGCCCGAAGCATTGTGCCTTTAAGGCACGGTGTCCGCGTCTTTGGTGATGACATCATCGTGCCGGTGAAATACGCCGACAGGGTGATGGATCTTCTCGAACGTTGCGGTCTGGTCGTAAATCGTAAGAAAACATGCACTGGTGTGACTTTCGTGAGAGAGTCATGCGGTGCATGGAAGTTCTACGGCTTCGACGCAGAAATAGTGAAATTTCACTATCGCAGTTGTGCGTCCGCAAAAGCATGGACTAGTATCACGCAGGATTCCCTGCTGATTGGTGAGTATTTCTTCAGTACTCACCTAGCTAGTTCCATCCGCTCTAGTACCAATGAATGGTACTGGGAGTATCTTGACAAGAGCGGAGCCCTGAAGAAGCTCTGTGATTACGCCGTTAAAGGCGGTAATCAATCTTGCCCTATGGTAGAGCGCTGGAATAGCGATCTCCATAGACTTGAGGTACTGGTGCCGGTCCTTTCTAGGGGTCCGTCAGCTCGCACTTTACCGGGCTATCAAGGCTTGTATGCCTGGACAGTAGGTAATGATACTAGACCGAGTCCCTCCGGCACCGAGAAGGTGAAATGGGAATGGGCTGAAGCAAAACTCTTCAGGGGATAACCCCTGTCGGAGGCTTTGCTTCGGCGGGGGGCC